CAACTCGACGACGATTCCTACATCTTTCGGGGTCTTGGCTGGCGTGGTGTTGGCAGGGTCGATCTTTACTTTGCCATTGCTCCCTAAGAACACAGCGGTTACCGTAGAGATCATGTTGCGGTTAACCACAACCTTTACAGATCCTATCAACCTGAACGTCGTCAACCTATTCGCATACAACGATATCGCTACCGCCAATGCCTCTGTAGCCGTGCCCGACACAACCAATATTTTCGAAGTCGGACCGAATGCAGGCCAGGGCAATAGGTATGTGTCGATTACCGATTTGTTGGTTGCTGATAGTGACACGGCGGGATATTTCAGGCTCGATCCAATGGTTTCAGTGGGTGCGTACGCCGCGTATTACACCGCCGAAGTGAGGATAACTGTGTTGAACGGCATGGCAGTGGTGCCAGAACCTGGTTCCGGTTAGGGACCGCCGGTTGGAGGACCGGAGATCAAAACCTGCCATTCTAGAGGGAAGAATGTAAGGGTGGGTAGACTTTGTTGCACACAAGTCTACATTGATAAAAGGCACGTCGCATCCCTCAGGGTACGTAGCGACGAAAGCCTGCGATCGTCTGAACTGGATGATTGCGAAAACAGTACCCATGGCGCTTTATGTGCCAAAATTGATAACACGTGTGCGGAATTCAGGCCTTACGAAGACGTGTTTGTGGAAGGAGATGAAGGCTCATTGTTGGATGGGTGGTTGATCTGGCGATCCGAGGTGTATTATGTCGAAGAATTCGAGAGCGACGAACAACTCAATGGAAACCAAGGGTCATGGACTAATTCCGACGATGTTAAGACCGACGGCGATAAAGGAGCCGCCGGCGCTAAGTCCGTCAGCCAAGCAGAGCGAGCTAGGCGGCACAAAGAATCCATTAACCATCGGAAGAAACGTCAAACCACGCCGAAGGCTGGCTCGCTTGACGATGCTCTGAAGCAACTAGACGGTTGTACTAGCAAATCTCCCGTGGTTAAAGACTTTGGTTCGAAGAAGGATCCTAGCATCGACAAGCGCAATCTTCCTTCAGTCCCTTTGCCAAAGGACGGGCCCAAGCACATTCCGAAGCCCAAGAACCAAAATCAAAAATCCAGCGACGTCGTAGCTGGTGGTCTCAGCATCAAACCTCCTGATGTAGCCGAGCCAAAGGTTTCTAAACCAAAGCGCAAATTTGACAACATGCCTCATGATTCTAGGCCGTTGCACAAGACAGTCTCTTTGGAGAGTAAAGTGAGTCCAAGCGAGAAGGTAGAATGGAAACCAACCATCGCCCTTGGGGCCAAGCCATCCGCAGCTAAACCAGTTTTAACTCCTACCACCGCTCCGCGAGCCTGCGCGTTGAAGAACGTATTTTTGTACGTTATGCCAGCGTTGTATGGCAAATCATCTTTTAGACAATCTTCGAAGAAATCGAAGTTCGAGTTTGTTGATGTCGATGATCTTCTCGTGGATGATGAGGAACGTAAGAAACTTCGGCAACGCGCTTGCTCATTGACCGGTTGGGATGCGAAAGAGGCTTGGCAGAAACACAACAGTTACGTCTACACACCCTTCATCGTTTACCTGGGGAAACTCAGAAACGAAGAAATCGTCGTGCTGTGCCATTCCGATTTACGATTGGTGAACCCCATCATTGCTGATTTGATTCTGCCTGAGAACGTTTTCTACGCTCCTTACATTGAAGACGCTGAGTTGACGAGGCGGGCCCGTGGCGACCTGGATCGTTTAGCCGCCGCGTTGTGCAACAATGGGCAACACAAGACCAGCATAGATAAGTATGGTGGGAAAGTTGTGTCGTTGGATGTATTTCTCGAGGATGCTGAAGAAGTGAAACGCGAAGAACCTCAGGTCAAGGAGACTCCAGTTAAGAAAGTCGACAACCACCAGATTAGACGCTTAGCGATTCGGAGTGCTGCACGAGCCGCCGGTGGGAATGCGAACGGGAAACCCGTGGAAACCGAACCACTTTTACTTGGGATTGAGACTGTTCTGCACGGAGAATACGCGGCCAAGTATCAAAGCTTGAGCGACAGAGTTGAGGCCAAGAAGTATTTGGATAGTGTGAAGGAAGGAGCCTTGACTTACAAAGTTATGGACTTCGTTCTTCCGGCGCCGCCCGATCCGCATTTAGTGACTGTAGCCACAATTTCCGAGATACTCAGTTTGAATGAAGTGGACGCTGACCCATCGGTTATCATTGAGAATTTGTACCTTGAGCAAACCAGAATGATGACACGGTTGCGCGCCGAATTAATTCAGGAGATGACTCCGCTTCGTTTGGATTTCTTGTCGGACGTTGAGCAGTACTACGCCCCGATGCAAGCCGACGCTGAGAAGAAACGGTTGTTATTCTGGGAGAAGTGTAACATTCCCGAGAACACCAGGCGGGGATTGCTGCAGTGGGACGGAGGCGGCATTACTTATGACGCTAGATTATATAATCCATCAGTTTGTGAATACCACTTCGGCATGGCTGGTAGGGAACAGCGTGAATTGTTGCGGATGGTTGGCTACGCGCTAAAGTTACGGGGAACCGGTCACAATTTAGCACATGTAGGGCATACGCGAGAAGTTTCATCTATCTTACATATGTGCAACGACTTTCAGCTAGGAGAGGAACACGTCGAATTCGGACGGTTGTTCAGATTCGACGAAAACACGCAACCAAAGCATGCAGCTAGTGTCAGGAGGCTCAAAAGTTATTTCGACTTTAAGTCTTCAGGAGTGAGTAGTTTGTACGGCAAGATGATCTTACGTGACAAAGAGGTACCAATGGAAATTGTATTCCCCCCGATAGCTTCGCAAACCGTCGACCCGTTGTGCAAACAAATGAAGTGGATGAACACGAAGACCAAGAAACCACTCAAGTTGGAGATGCGGGAACTACCTTCTTTACCGCCCAAGAACTCTTTCGGGAAAACCTCTGGATTTGAACGCTTCAAAATGAGATTCAAGTATGCTAGTCGGACGCTCACTCGGAAGTTTTTATTGACTTGTGTGCCATATTTCACTCACGACGTGAATGTTAGGCGCAACATGTTGCAACATGAAGTCGCTCCAGCTTATCTCGCCAATCACGACGTCGCTTTTTGGGACGGAACTCGGAGTTCCGCCTTAGGTTATACTGGTTACCAGAAGAATGTTTTGATTGAAACAGATTTGTGTTCGGCCTTGATTGATACATTTGTTTCACACACAGCGTTCAACAATGATCTGATTAGCAGGATGAACTTCGCGGCCAACAAGTGGTTGAAGGATTTCACGAATTGGGAACCTGGTGATGTGGAGTTGCTAAACAATTGTGTAAGGTACACTTTTGTAACGTTGCAACTCAACAGATTCACCCAAAGCGAGACTTTGAAGGTTTCTGAGAAGGTGACTCCTTCTTCTTGACGGTGGCAGGATTTTCAGGACGGGTTTGAGTATTTGCATGGTTTGACTCACATCCCGTTAATTAAGTTGACTCCTCAGTTCAACCATAAACCAGTCCCCATTGATCCAAGCCTTTTAGACGTAGAAAGGATGGAAGGTTGTTTATGCAATCAAACATGGTTAGATTTCGAGACTATGACCCCAAAATTTGAGGGTTGTGAATTGGAATATATCGGCGAGTATCGCAGTTCTTTCGGTATGTTTATATTGAAGAACGCCACGATGCCCGGTTCCGGACCTGATGAATGTAAAACAGCCTTGGCTCGAATGATCGCGTTACGGAGGCCGTTGCAAGACGGGTACAGCGATCGTTTGGCCTCAAATCAAGATACTCTTTCTGTCGTGTTCGAGAAAGAGTTGGCGGAGTTCGTTGCCTTTTTATCGGAAGAATGGCACGAACGCAATCCGGAAGCATTGTTGCCAGCCTGGGTGTTTGCCAAACATCCAAAACGTGAATTGCGAGTGAAAACTAACGCGATAACGACACAGTGCGGCCACGCTAATTTCGATGACGACAAACCAGTGGACTTTAAGTTAAAGTTTGGTGAGTTACTCGAGAGCGGCAAAAAGAGGGGCATTGGAGACCTTGGAGTTTTTAGGACTCAGAAGTCTGCGTGCGTGATTCCAGCGATTAAACAATCCTGGAGTAGGAAGAAAGTGTATGGATCAGTCTGTACAGAGTTTGTGATGGGTCCCGAAAAGGACAAGATGAGGCAAGTATTCAAGGATTTACTGGAACCAGGGGACGAGATACATTTTAAATACCATAGCGACGATTCTTGCGTCGGTGCAACGTGCAAAGACGGCGTTGTGTATTTTAATGGAGATATCGTCAAATGTGACGGTTCACACAGGACCCCTATGCTTAAATTGCTGGAAGAATGTTTCGAACGTGCTCAAGGATTTGATGGTATTGGCAACGAGTATTTAGCCAATGCTTTCAGAGAATTGTACAAGCCATTGCGCTTTAAGTACAAGAGTAAAAAGAAAGAATTACAAATTCAACAGATTATAATCTATTTTCTAACTGGAAGATTGTATTCCGGTAGCGCTTTAACCACGTTAATCAACAATTTTGCTAATTTGTTGATTGCTTTCGCCCTTGCGAAGCGAGTTCCCAACCCTCGGGAGTTGTCGAAGGCAGAAATGCTTGAGGCATATGTATTAGCCGGAGAAGACGTTGGATACGAGTTAAAAGTTGGTGTTTGCGAGTGCATTGAAGATTTACAATTCTTGAAATGTTCTCCTAGTCGAATCGTTTGTGGAGTCGATAAGTACCCAGAAGGGTATTGTTACGAACCATGGATGGGATTAGGTGTACATGTTCGAGGTTTTGGCACATTCAAAGGTGACTTGCCAGGAGCTGGTTCTGTGGAAGAGCGGGCTGCTGCTTTCTTAAGTGGTGTTGTCGAAGGGCGACGCCTATGGGGAGATCACGAATTCTACGACGCGTTCCGCGCAGCGTACAAGATAGATTCTCGGAAAGAGATGAAGATGTCTAGATACAAGGCCGTGTCAGCTTTATTGGATGTGGATAACTCCAAATTGCTCGGCGAAAGCCTCGGACGGATAAGTGCGCTTAGCGTTTGCAATCGCTATAAGATCACCTTGGTCGAGTACGAGAGGGTGTGCCGGATCGTGAATAACTCCGGACCATTCTTCGTGATGAGGGATCCCGTTTTCGATATCTTTTACGATAAAGATTACGGATAATTGCTGTTTTTCCGTGCTCGGAATAACACAGATGTCTTTAACATCTGTTTAAAAA